CTTCACTGGACCGACAAAAGTCCAACCTGGGCACACGCCCTTCCCCTCTCAGCAATTGGGTTGTTTACGCAGTTTCTTGCGCCCCGTCAGTGTTGAGACTAACGGCGTGACCCCCGACAGGGAGTTTGGTCACGCCGCGCAGCGGCCGGAATCCTACCGGCAACTTCTCTGCTTCTGTGGGTGAGGCCCACGGATAGCATAATGCGCACCACAAGTGGTGCATCGATTTCTCGACAATTTCTTAAGCGGGGCATGGCAGCCCGCCCCCCTGTTTGTGTAATATACCACTGCCGTAGGTAAGGGGTACCTACGGCGTGTCTAGCCCTACGAATTCTACGTAGCACTAGCAATACTATTTCGTCAAGGCTTGCGCCCTCCCGCCGTATACCAGGGCGGTGGTGCCGATTTGTTACAGAAAATCGGCAAAATCTGGCCCCAAAAGGGGACTAAAAGTCGTCGTGAGACTCCGTCTTAGCAGGCGGCGCCTGCTCCTTCTCAAGGATGCTGCCGCGCTTCGCGCGAGCTTCCTCGCGCTTGCCTCGCAACGTCGCAGCCACGTCAGAAACGTGGTTTGGATGCGGCTCCGCAAGGCTGCGGTAGACGAGCATGTCCGGGTCCCGCCGGCGAACCACGAGCGCCCTCGTGGTATAACCAAGCCCAGCGGCAAGGCTAATCGTGGCCGGGTAGGTAATGTACGGCAGGAAACTCACGCCGCTGTTACGCACCACAAGGTCGTACATAAAGCGGACCTGGGTCGAGTAACCAGAGGCGTTCGCCACCGCCGCGCGCGCCCAGTCGACCACCTCGCCCAGCCCGCCCGTAATGCCGGGCAACTGAAGGCCGTTGGCCCACCACGAGTGTGTGCCCGACGAGTCCGCCACATTCGTAGGGCTCGGCAACCTGTAGCCCGACGTCGCGGCGCCGTCGAGGTCATGAAGAACCTCGACGCGGTACTCGCCGGGCTGGTCGAAACGCAACGCCCGCGTGTTGGGCCACGTGCCGACGGGGTCCATAAGCGGACACGTCAGCGGTAGCTCACCAGCCTCCGTGGCGCCAGCCGCAGAGGCCTCAAACACAGGGCGCGGGATGCCAGTCGAGATGGTCGTGTCGTTGTAGCTAGCGCCGATCGCCGAGTAGGTGCTCTGCTCGGCCACGTCAACCGTCGTCATCTCGGGGTGCTTGAGGTCGACGCAATAGCTGACCCAAATCTGGGCCACCCGCGCCTCGTTCCCGCCCAACTCGCTCGAGCCGACGCCCTCAGTGCCGATGAACAGCTGACCCCAAGAGGTGAAGCGGTCCGCCGTCGCCGGATGGGCGCCCGTGTAAGTCCACTTCGTAATGCCGCTCGGCTTGATGCGCAAGTGCACACCGTCACTGCTAGCAGCGCCAATACTGGCCTGCATGCGCGACATGTCGCCAAACGACTGCGGCGGCTCATCCGTCGCGTCAGGGTCAAAAGCCAGCATCATGCTGCCCGTGGCCAAGCGGCCACACGTCGGAATCAGAGAAACGTCAATGTACCGAAAGCTGGCCTCGTCGTAGTTGTCGGCGACATGGCTAAGCCACGGGAGGATGTCCGCATTACGCGGATTGAGATTGTAAGACGCAATGAGCGCCCCACCATCCCCTCCTGGCGTGCCGTCGACCCGCTTGAGCGCGTACCCGACAAGCGTGCTCGCCTGGATCGTGATGCCGTCCGCGGTGCGCGTCTTTGTCAGACGCGGCAAGCGAGGACCAGGCAGCGTAGCCGCCACCATCCCCTCACTCTTCTGCTTGCTCTTCTTCTTCTTCTTCTTGATGCCCGGCACAACGATGGCGGTTTCAACAACCGTCACCTTGGCCTGCTTAGCCTTGAAAGAGGCTTTGCCCCCCTTCTTCTTCGACTTCATCATTTTGGTGGATTGATGCGGGTCCACTTAATTGTAGTGAGCCACAATAGCTGCCAGGCGCGCCAACTTCTCTCCGACACTGTTGTGGCGGATTTCGTAGCGCGTACCCGCCAGGTTCTCAGGCGTCACCTCCTTTGTAAGGAGGCTGTACACAGACTTCACCCACGTGAGCAGGGAGGCCTTCCAGACCCCACCGTCACACCAATAGAAGTGCGAGCAGAACTCGAAGTCCCACTCGCCGCAGCGCTCGAGGCCCCGCACGTTCACCTTCATCTCGTGAAAGAGTCGGATGACGTCGGCAGCGCTGTGCTGTGTGACGAACCACACAAGGGCATCATCGCCCAGGTTCACTTCGGCAGCAGAGCCAACAAGCTTCGCGAGGGTCCGCAGTCCCAAAGAGTTACCAATGGTAGTGAGGTAGTCCCCGCTAGGCATCTGGCCCAGCAAGCGCTTCCGGTAGAGCCGGCCGTCAGGCATCACGTAGACAACGTTAGTCATCAGCATGGAATACCTTTCGATCGCCCGCCGCCAGCGCTCCTTCTTGCCGGTGAACCGGCTATCCAGGATGCGCACTGTCGACTGCCCCAGGTGGACGGGATAACCCCCGTCCCACTTAGACACGTCCAACTTGAACGCCGCCCCAAACCGCTTCACCAGCTCGGCGTACTTGTCGCCGATCACTCCGTTCTGCTCATCAGAGGTGCCCAGGCCCATAACGGACGGCTGTGCCGGAAACTCGTTTGTGAGCTCCGTGCAATAGCCATCCATAAGAACCTTGCAAACCACCTGGTCCACAATTCCGCGCGCACAGATAATTCTGTACCTCTCCTCGACCAGTTTCCTAGTCTCGTGAGGCTCGCCCTTCATGAAGGGCATGACAGGGTCCACAACACACGCTTCCAACGCCGCCATGGCGTCACCAAAATACAACTCGAACTCCTCATCAGAGCCGTCCATCAGTTTCTTCAACCGGTAGACAGCCGTATCAACAACGTTTACATATGCGTGACCCAACAAAATCTTGTTGGGGCTCCCCTCCCTCCGGAGTGGGTAGCCGGGGGTCGATTCTGGATCGATCGAGAACAGCGCCTTGCGGCACAGTGCGACCAGATCGTCATCGTTTCCCCCATCTTGAAGTCCTAAGCTTAGCTCATGCATCGGTAGGTCGGCCGCAACCGCCTCCTCTGCTCGCAGTGTCTCATCGCTTACGCGGAGGCACCACTCTCGGTAGGCTCGTCCGGCTCGGCGGAACTCTTCGTCCGTAGTGCCGCAAGCAGCATCTCCTGCCGCTCGTGACTCGCCTTGCGCTGCGCCGCCTGCTCCCGGAGCTCCTTCTGGATGTCCTCCTTCTTCATGGCCGCGATCTTGGCCGACTTCTCCGCCGTAATCTTTGCCAGTTTGTCGGCACTGATCGGCTTCTTCTTGGCGCCGTCGGACTTCTGCTGCTTCTGCGCGCTCCCATTCTTCTGGTTGCTCTCCTGTTCCCGGAAGGACTGCCCGGACTCCGCCGACTTGGACGGCGAGGGCTTTCCTGAGGGGCCCGAGCCCGGATGGGGGGTTCCCCCACTTTCCGAGCTCAGGGCATGCAGCAACTTCTTCAGCTCGGAGACCTCGGCCATCAGCATCTCTGCCACAGCCGGCGGCATAGCCACTGCCGATTTGGATTGCTCCATCAATTTCGCCGCCGCCGCCTTTGAGCTCTCTCCGGTACTGACAGCACTGGACGTGCCGAGCTGCTGCGACGGCGTACCGGTCTCGGCCGTCGCCGACCCAAAAGCCGACCCCGAGCCGACCGCCGACTCCTTCTCTGAGAGGATCACTGTGACGTTCATGCCCAGCTGCTCCATCTGCTTGATGAAGGTGCTCTCGAGGGCCAAGGCCTTCTTGAGCGTGACATCGCGCTTCTTCATCTCGCGCGCCTCTTGGACGCGCGCCATAGCCGCAGCGTGCTTGGAGTCGATAGCCTTGATCTCGGCCATGTACTTCTCCACGTCGCCCTCCTCAACCTTCTGATCGGAGATCTTCTTGTCGAGTGCGGCGCGCGCGGCCTTGAGTGCCAGCGCGTGATCCTTGCGGAGAGCGCCCTCATCCATGCTGCGCTCCTCGACCGCGCGCTGAGCGCGCGCAATCAGGGTTGCCTCATCTTCTTCGGGCTCCTTGGGCCCCATCGTAGCGGTCTCAACCACCACCGACGAGACAACCTCAGCCGCCTTGGGCTCCACCGTAGCGGCCACAGCCGCCTTAGGCTCCGCCGCAGCGGCCACAGCCACCTCGGGCTCCGCCGTAACGGCCACAGCCGTCCCGTCGGGGCCATCAAGGCCCTCGTGCATGTAGGATGTCTGGTTGCCGAAGGCGCGGTCGAGCATGCGCTCTTCCGCGATGTCGTAACGGCTGTCGTAACGGTCGTCATCGAACTGGTCGTCCCACTCGTCCTCATCGCTCATGGGGTAGTACTGTCCTTTGTAGTACCCGACGGCGTAGTCCTCATCCTCGGTGGCGAAGACGATGCCGCGCTCGCGCGACCACGCCTCCATCTGCTCGTGGATCTTCTTGTCCTTCGTCGTCCAGCTCTCGTACGAATACGATCTGCTGAACCCGATGATGTGGTCCGCCTCGTCCGTCAACCAAGACGAATTCCAGAGGAGCGAAAGATCGAGTCCCACGTTCACCACCATGACCTCGCCGTTCACGTTGCTCCTTTCCGAAGCCAGGTGGATGCCAATGATCACATCGCGGTTCTTGTAGCGCTGAATGTGCGGAAATCCGCACCAGCCCGGCAGCGACGAAGCGGTAATCTTGTACTGCCCGGGGTGGCCCTCAAGCCTCCCCACGAGCTGTCCATAGGACTTGCGCGAAGTGCGCATACCGTTGTTCACGGCAAATCCGTTCGCTGTCACAGAGCCTTCCACGGCGGGGCCCAAGACCCCGCCCTTCGCCGACACACCGCACATTGACCACTCGGCGGGCGTCAAGCGCAGGATCGCGCAATCAAGTCCCTTCCAGGCTTGGACCTTCTCGCGATCCTCCCGTTTGATGGGGATGCTCTTGAGCCATTCCTTGCCGATTGAGTACAGTCCGTCCGAAAACAGGTGCAGTGCCGTAATGCCAGTGTTGCCAACGCGCACTCCGCCGCCAATAGCGTTCCCCAGCTCGTTAAAGCAGTAGAACATGTAAGGCAGCATCTGCGCGCTCATGATAGTAGAAGTTGCAACCAACCCCTCAGCAACGCGGGTCGTCGAGGCCGAAGAAGGCGTGTTCTCAAACAGGAGCTCCCTCCCGTTGACCACTGCCGACTTCACCGTAGAATATGAGCCATCTTTCTTAACAACCTTGTCTTCTGTGTGTATAAACTCCGTGGGCATGGGGGGGGCCTCGGGGATTAAATTCCGTTGCCACTCCGCAAGCTTGCGGCGCTCAAGGTAGGCAGCCCAGCGATCTCCCACCGTGAAGGGGTTGATAGCCGAGCAGATTACCGATAAGCACATGAACGTGTTGGTCGTGATGAACACCACTGCCGTGATTACAGCTGTGACGAACGTGTTAATGATCAGCTTCGTGAGGTGCCAAATCCAGCAACACACGCCCAGCAGAACCACAGTTTTGATCAGACTCGCAGGCGTCGGGCAGAGGTTCACGAAGAACACACTGCACGACTCCAAATAGATGATGGAGCGGAGCTGGACATAATTGACCAGCCCGTCCGAAGGGAAGAAGTGCTTGACGATGAGCTCGTAGCTCACCAAGACGATCACCGCCTGAAAGAACACCCAGGTCCAGTAGAGCGCCGAGCCTTCCGGCTCAGACACTCCGGGCTTACCCGGGGTCTTGCTGCGGGGCGGCCTCAGCCGCCCCGTCGTGTACCCTCC